TTCCTCTGTCATATTTTTCCTATCTTACTATATATTTCTTATACTAATCTTTTTTCAAACCAAACAATTTAAAATTGCCTTTATCTATATTTCCACTACTCATAACAAAAGTAAGTCCCTTTGTTACTTCAGCAGATTTTAATACTCCACCACCTTGATTACCTTTTAACACAGCTAAGTTACTAAGATAGCTTATTTCTTGTGTGTAAAAAGTAAATTCACTTGCATTGTTTGCATTAAAAATATATAAAACACCATTAGCCTGTTCTCCTGTTCCTGTACCTAAATATAAATCTATAAATGGAGCTGATGTTAAAGATCCTGCATCATTTCCAAAAGTAGTATCTGTTCTAAGAGTTTTATAAGCTACATCATACCCTGTATTTATAGTTGCATTGGAACTATCTAAAAATCTAAAAGTAAGTGTTTTTGTATCTGTATCACACTCAATATTATTAGCAACAACTTTATAGACATCATAAGAGTTGTCCCAATCAGTACCACCAAGAGTTACACTTGCTACTGCTGATGAAACTATTTCTTCATCTATTTTTATTAAGCTACCTGCCATTATTTAACTCCATATACTGATACATTTAAATTTACAGTTCCACTATTTTCTGTAAATAAATATAATCCTGTTGCTTGTGTTGTAGATTTTTCAACTTGTATCTGTTTTCTGCCTCTAAAATCTGTACCTGTAACATTGGCTTGTTGGCTTGTAACAAATGTATAACTTGCATTATTTGGATTAAAAAAATATGTATTACCAACTCCACTATCATTACTATCTAAAACTTGTGTTAAATAATGAAAGCTAGTATTACCTGTTTCCCTATCCTCTGCAAAACTTGAAAAAGCATTTAGATTTAATCCTGCTAAATCATAAGTGCTTGTTGATACTTGACTTCCACCACTATCTAAAAGTCTTGCATTAATATTGTTATTACCACTTGCAACACTTACATTTATTTGCACTTGATAAACATCATAATTAGCACTAAAGCAATTTGTTACTGATAATGAACTAACAGAACTTCCTGTTGCAGATTTTATAAATTGTAAATTACCTACTGCCATAATCTAACTTTCTGCAATTCCATATAGACTAAAATCCCCATTAAATGTTATTGAACTATCTGAAAACCATTGGATAGCATTAATAGTTTCACTTTGTGCATATACACCACTTCCAAAATACATATACATACTTGAAGTATCTATTTGCACTACATTTTGATCAGTTGTGAAACTATATTTTGAGCTATCTCCTAAGTTGTAAAAGTAAATATATCCATTGCCAGAAATAGTTGAGGTGTTTCCATTAAGTGCAAATAAGTCTCCTACTTCAGAAGCACTTGCACTTCTTAATTCACTAAAACCTGGTCCACCATATTGATTAGCATATTGATAATTAGAACTTTCATAGGAACTACCACCATCATTTGAAAATCTTACATTATGATAATGAAAACCACTTGCAGTTGGTGTTATATTATTAAAAGTTAAAAAATGAACATTGTATGTACTTTCTTGTAATGAAGTAAAATTTACAGCAGAAACTCCACTAACAGTTTGAGTTTCAATTAATTCTAATTTACCTAAATCTGCAACTCCACCTAGTCCAAATCTTGCTGCACCTAATGGCATAAGTTACTCCTAACTAAAATTTTGTAGTGCATTAAGTAATGGTGTACCTGCATCTAAAAACAAAAATGTAACTAGATCAATATTGTTTGCACCTGATGAAACTGTATATCCTGTTCCACCTGCTGTTTTTGCAGTTACATTACCACCACCATTTACAGTAACTGCATTGATTGCAACTGTTTTAGCACTTGAAGCATGCTGTGTTATTTGTAGTGTAAATGTAGAAACACCATTAGCAGGAACATTAGTGAAATCTATATCTGTAATGTTTTCTGTAAGAGTTATAGATCCTGTGTTTCCATTGTTCATATCTATAGCTACAACTCCACTAGAGCTTGTTACTGCAACATCTACCTCTGAATAATCCTTTAGTGCAATACTTTCTACAGTTGAATCAAGATTGACTGTTACATCTCCTGTAGCTCCACCACCATTAAGGTTAGTTCCTGCTGTAACTGCTGTAATGTCTCCTGCTTCAGCTGATACCCAAGCAGATCCATTCCATGCTTTTAATACATTTGCTGTAGTATCAAAGAAAACAGTTCCCTCAACTTTATTTGTTAGAGCTGAATTAGCTGCTGCTTCTGATGCATATATAAAGACTATTGAATCTTGAATATCTTGAAATCTAGCCTCTGTTACTAGATCTCCTGTACTCCAATCAAACCAAGCTCCTGCTGCCATATTGTAAAATCTCCTTTAATCTTTCTAAGTATAACTTAGATTTGTATCAATTCCTAAACTATTAACCCCTAGAATCCAAGCTCCTGTTTCTGCAGGAGATAGTCCTATCTGCCAATTCCAAGTCTTATTCCTAGCATCTACTTTATGTTTAATTCTCTCAATAAACAAATCATAAGTTTCTACTGTGCTAGATGGTGTTGTTACTTTTGCCTCAACAAAACTTCCTATATCTAATCCTAATGCTTTAGTCCATAAATTTACATTTTGTTGTGGAGCAAAAGATAAGCTCTCTACAGTTGTTTGTGGTATAGAGTTAGCTACTACTTTCTGTTCTGCAATAGAAGCAGCATCACTATCTTGTATATTTAATGTATTTGTTTCTGTTAAAACATGAGTTCCAAATCTCTCAACACTATCAGAGTCTATAGCTATTTGTGTTGATCCACCTGATCTTGTTCTTTGTACTGTATTAATAATTTTATTATCATCATAAGATGAAACTATATCTACATAAGGTAAATCTGAAACACCCTGCCCAAAAGTAGCTGATGGTGTAGTTGTATTAGTTAATCTGAAGTTTCTATCTCTAAATGTTGCATCTCCATTAGCTGCTATGAAAAATGTACCATTTTCTGCTGTTTCTACTTTTCTAAGTGCATTTAATAGATTATCTGTTGTAGATTGTGTAGTAACTTGTAATTGTCCTGTAGATATTGCCTGATTTGAATATCCAAAGCTATCAAGTATGTTTTTAACTCTTACAGAGCTTAATTCTTGTGCTTGAGTAAGTGTAAGCCTAGTTGTAGATCCTAGCTTAGAAATACCTAATTGCCATCCAATACCATCTAAAGTTGCATTAAAAAACAATTTAAAAGCATCTACAACTCTAATTTTTGTAGTTGAATCATAACCCTGCCCTGCATACTGAACAGGAAAGCTTTCAACAAAACCATGAAAAAGATCATAAGTTGTAGAACTATGAGTAGCCCTAATCCTCAATCTTTTTAATGGTTGTATCTTTGTTCTCCCTGCTGATGAATCAAAGTAATGTGTTGATTGATTAGGAGAAAACCTATTATCTCTATTATCAAGCTCTACAATAGCTGTACCTGTTTGAAAATCTGATAAGTTACTAACTCTACCTCTTGTTGTTGTAAAGCTTCTTAAGTACTGTGAAACATCAGTAAATGTTTGAGAACTATCTAAAGGATTGCTATCAAAAGCTATTTCTACAGTTATAGATACATTAGAATCAAAATTAACAGACATTAATTAACCAAAAATGTTTTTCCCTGTTGTTGCAATTTAGTATTAAATTTTTGAATTGCATCTCCATCAAGTTCTAAAGTTAAATTTAGATTAGTATCTCCACCAGAGTTATTACTACTAACATTAGATTGATCTCCTAACACATCTCCATCTACTACTGCCCCATTACCAATACCTGCTAAAGCATCTAATAAACCTTTATCAATAAAATCAGGAGGCAAAAGTGTGGATGGATCTACAGTTGGAGGTGTAAATTTAGTAACAGGAACATTATCAAACAATCCTGCTTGTGCATCTGCTAATCTTTCTGCAGCTCTTGCCATATTATTTAATTCAATAGCCCTATCATCTAATCCCTGTATTTTGGCTAAACCACTCATTAATCCTAACCCTGTAGCTAAAAATGGATTTGCTTCTCCTGCTTCTCTTGCAATATCCATAAATTCCTCATCAGCAGCTAATTCTTTAAACAATTCAACTTTTTCATTAAGTTCTAAGAATTTTTGTGCTTGATCTGCTAATTTGCTTGTAGTTTCCTCAACTTTTGGAATTAACTCTGCTTCTACTTCTGATAAATCAGCTTTAGCATCTCTTAGCTCCTCTGATTCTCTTGTTAATTCAAACTCTATTAATCTAAGTTTTTCTTGTGCTACTGCTAACTCCTCAGAGACATTAGCACCCTGTTGCTGAAAAAATAATAACTCTGCTATTTCTTTTGTTAGTTCTTTTTTTTGTAAGGCTTCCTCTGCTGTAGATAGAGCTTCTTTTCTTTGTGCTTCAGTTACTCTATCTTGTGCATTTGATAGCTCTTTAGATCTGTCAATAACATCATCATTTTCCTCATTTAAAAGATTCATAAACTTAAGGTATGTTTCAAGTGTTGGTAATGTCTTTTTATTTAATAAAGTTTGATATTTTTCTTGTGCAACTCTATTTATATTTGTTTGAGTTCTATTTTTTTGCATTGATTTTGTTATTGCATCTTGTGTAGATTTATAGTTTTCAAATTGTTCAATAGTTCTTAATGTTTGATTTTCTTGAGCTTTTTCTACTGCCATTTCAGTTTTTCTTATTATGCCTAATGCTTTTAATGCAGCACCTATTCTTGTTGTTGCATTAGCAGATGCTAACTGTGTTCTAAGATTTTCCTCTGAAGCATCCTTTCCAAAAGATAATGCTTCTCTCAAAAATTCAAAACTAGAAACAAGACCAAGAATTTGTAAATTAAGATCAGAAAATCTATTTATTAATTCAGGAGTTGAATCCTCTCTTATTTCATTAAATACTCTTAATACTTCCCCTGCTGCAGGAAGTAATTGCTCTCCAAGTTCCTCTCTAAGTTCTTGAGTAGCACTTCTTGCTATAAGTGTTTGTGCAGCAAATCCTGAAGCTTCTCTAGCAGCATTGCCCTGCTGAACTGTTGCTCTTTCAAATATTAAAGCAGATGTGGCTAATGCTTTTTCTTGTCTTGTTAAAGCATCAGCACTTGTTTTTCCTGTTTGTTCAAAAGCCTTTGTTTGAACTTCTGCCTCAGTTATAGCTATACCATAAGTCTTAAGAGCTTCTCTTTCTCCAACTAATGCAGATCTAAATGCTTGTAAAACAGGAGCTGCACCTGCTGTAATGTTGTTAAAAGATGCTATATCTCCTGCTAAGTTAAAAAGTTCTGATGATAAATCTGCTGATTCTGATTGAGTAAAGCCTATACCCTGTGCAACAGATCCAAAAACTGAAATAAGTTGTTGTGCTTCTGAAGTTGTTAATCCAAATAAATTAGCATTTTCTGCAAGTTGTTTGTTGAGTTGTTCTGCAGCACCACCAAAAGTAGTTCCAAAAGCTCCTGCAGCTTCTTGAGCTGAACTAGCTGCTTGTATTGCTGCCATAGAAAAATCTAAAAGAGATTTGGCAGCTAAACCTGCTGCACCCACTATTGCAGTTGCACCAATTCCAGACATACCTGCACTAAATTGAGCATTAGATTTAACACTATTTTTAACATCTTTATCAAGTTTTGTAGTTGATTTAGATACTTTATCTAATCCCTGAGATGTTTTATTAGCTCCTGTTAGCTTTAGGAACATCTCTAAAGTTGCTCTAGCCATTATCTCCTCAATTTTGCTCTAGCATTAGCTTCTGTTCTAGCCTTATGCTCTTTTTTATTTCTATCTATGTAGTATAACTTCCAAGACTCAAACTCTTGCATACTCATAGATTTTCTTAGAGAATCAACTGTCATGCCTAAATCTAAAGCTAGTCTAAATTCAAAAGCCAACTCTGTACTATTCTGGAAACTCAGAGGCTATAGAAGCCTGATCCTCCTTAGTCCAAGCCATACACCTATAAATGCCTATTAATATTTTATCTATTATTGCAGGTGTTGCTTTGCTGTAGAACTCCTCAACTTGATCTAAATCATCTAGTTGTGGCTCTTTTATGCCTTTGAGCAAAAGATGTTTTTCAAATAAGACTTCATCTCTTACACCCTCAACCTCTGAAAGTTCATTGATTTCTACAGTATCAGCTTTAGTTAAACCTGTAACTAATACAGTTGCTTCCCAT